TGCAGGAATTTTACCAAAAGATGCAAGGCTTTGAACCTTGTCAAGTAATTGTTTGTCGGTGTAAGGTTTTACCATTTTTTTAAGTGTTTTTCACCTCAATTAAGTAAATAACTCCGACAACAGTATCATCGGAGGGTTCTCGGTGTTCACCTATGGCAAGCAGTCGAGTGGAGTCATTTTAATTCTTCGACTTGCTCTTTGCCACGCTTAACAAAGGCAATAAACTTATCCCAAACATTCACTCCTGTTACTGAGAAGTAGCTTTCGTTAATTGATTTTACTTCCGTGAAAACGCAGAACGCAGTAAAGGCTTTTGTCATTAGCAAATCAACTGAAATAAAGTAGCCTAATAAATCGGCTAAGACAAACTTTTCAAGCAAGAATATAAATACTATCGCACCACTATACAAAAGGCTCTTAGAAATCGTGTTAGACAGCCTACGGGAGCGGATTGAAGTCCATCCGTGTTTGCGTACGCTGCGCCAAATGCCAAAGCAAGTATCTAAAATGATAGCAAGAATAGCCAATAAGACCATTGGTTTAATCGGTGCTAACACGGATATCATAGATAAAATAAGGAGTGATTTAGTTTTCATATTGATTTAAAATGTGCCAAGTTAGATAAAAGCCATAGGCGGCAGCAAGTAGTTTTTGATAAATGTGTTCTCCTTCAATTATAAGAGCGATAGCGGTGAGATAGCCACACACGAAGTACATTGAACCTATAGCGTCTTTATGTCTCATTAGAACGGACTTGGAGTAGGTTTAGGAATGTAGATAGTCAAAGGCAAATCTTTCACCCACTCAGTTGCAGGATTTATAGTATTTGCAATCTCCTCTACTGAAATTATCCAATTATCGTTAAGGTCTTGAATAGGATTGTAAAAAGAGTCAGGAGCGTAAGCTACTCCGATTAATTCGTCTTTTTGCACCTCAGTCAATAGTCCGACCAAGGTGGTGATATCTTCGGTTGTGATGTCTGCTAATTTCATTATACGTTTCTTGAAAGTGCGGTTTGGTATGCTTGAACTCGGGTGTATAGGTTTGATGCTTCGGTGTCGGTAAGTCCATCTCCGATAGATGAGAAGGCGCATTGTTTAGCTGAATAATCACCAACGATGAAACCACCTGTTAAAGCAGTTCTATTTGCACCTATTGCTATTTCAAGAATTGATAGTCCATCTGAATTAACATTTGCAGTTTCCTTCAGGATTCCATTTTGATATGCTTTTTGTTGTGTTGATAAAGTTCTATTTGCAACAAATAATCCTCGTGTATCAGTTGGAATAAAACCTGTTGAAGGAGTTGCAGATGATACCCTATTTCTCATATGCCCATTTGGAGATAGATTATAAGAGATACCAAAAGACGAGCTACCCAATCCTGATGGAAGTGTGAAACTACCCATTTCAAATTGAAATGTATTTAAAATATTACTTCTTGAATAGAAAGATAGGTGTGTAGAATTTTGCGTTAACACGGAAGATGGTTGTAAATATGTATTCGCCCATCCATTAGTTCCATTAGGAGTAGCACCTGTACTTGAATGCGTCCATCCTCCGTTGAATACTAATCTAAAGGCAGCGTCTAAATCTCTCGGGTCTTTTAAGTTCCACTTGTGAGTTGTAGCAGTACCACCAACAAACGGATAGATAGCTTTCATTTTAGTCCACGTTCCGTCAGTCTTCATACCCTCAACAAGCGTGTTGATTGCGTTGATTTGAACAGGGTCAGTTATAGCAGCAGCAGTAATGAATGCCTGAGCGTCTGCGTCAATACCAACTATGTCAGTTAAGCCTGCCCAAGATTTAGCGTGTGAATCACCCCACCCGATGTTATTGTTTGCGCCTTGCCCCCAACCTATTGAGTTGTTTGCTGCGCCGTCTCCCCATCCGTTGCTATTTGCCATCTTTTATAAGTTTAGTTAGAAAAACACGAAGTTTCTCAATGTTTTCTTCTTTTGGTTTGTATGTACCTACCTTAGTTCGTGTTCTCATATATACCAGCCTGTGTAATTATTTGCACTATCAGGATACATATCACCGTTTGAGTTTGTAGTGTACTCCGGAAACAAGTTGTTTCTAAATACAATGTAATCAATGAAACGCTCCGTGTAGTGTTGAGCAATTTGACGTTCCTTCTCAATTAAGAAGTCTACTTCGTTTTTATCTACGTTCTCAGAGTTCTCAGATGAGTGCTTATAGACTCCCTTGTTAGCAATTGTATAAGCTGCAAAAGGTAAGTATTCAACCATTGCCCAATGGATCAACATCGGTTTTACATAAGTGTTTACCAAAGTAGCGTAGTTACCGGCTAAAGTGCCTGCTGTGATATCCGTTTGTATCTTCTGAAGTAGCTTAGTACCTAAGTAATTTTGAATGTGAATGTCCTGAGCGATTTTAATGAACTGAATAAATTTGTCAGTATCAACATTCCCGTTTACCGCAGTAAAACGAACCAAATCGTCTCTTGTTATGAGTAGTGCAGTTGCCATTATTTGCCGTATGTTGGGTTAGTAGGTAAAAAGCCGTTGTAAGGCATATCAACTGGTCTTTGAGAAACCAAAGCTTCGTTCTTGATAGTGTAGCCAAACTTAGCTGCTTTTGCTTGTGCGATTTGTCGAGCGTTAGGGATATCTAAAGCCTTGCCTTCAAATGCTGCGTAGACTTGTTTGTTCCAACGATGATGGCAGTTGCCGCCACCTTTGTAAAGCCAAATAGAATACGTATCAGCTCCTTTAGGACCCCATCCCTTGTTGACTGCTTGACCGCCCATCTTGATGATATCCTCTTTTCTATAAATCTTTTTAGCACGCATCATTGCATTGCAGAAATCTCTTGATTTATCACTTGGTTCTGAACCTGCATAAACGTAGCGAGTAACGAACTTAACTCCGTCAATTACCTTGTCTTGTTTGTCTCTTAGGTTTGGTCTTGCATCACCTGTACTTACAAAGTTGTACACCTTGCTTAGTAGAGACGTTTTAGGCTCTTTAGAGAGCATTTCGTTCTCTGAGTCGTCCGAATCATAGTCAACAGCAAATTCGTCTATTAGAAGCCAATTTTCAGAAGGCTCTTCTCCGAGTTCAATAAGTGATTGAGCAACCTCGTTATCTAATTGTTCGTGTTTGCTTAACTCAGTACCTGTTTCTTCAGCCACTTGCTCAGAGTTTTGAGCGTTTTCTAAATCCGTAAATTCAAGCGGTTTAAGCGTCTTAAAGAATAAGTTAAGGGATATGCCGTTAAATGATAAGATAGTGTCTAAGGCTTCAAGTATTTCATCCTGAAGCGGTTTAATCACCATATTGTTAAATAAGATAAACGAGTTTTGAAGCTCATCAGCGTTGGAACTAAATCCGTTTGCGCCTGCAATACCAAAAAGTAGTGGCGACGTTACGTTGTGACCAAGCATAATCTTACGCATACACTCCTCAGATAAGTATGTGTAGTGTTCAGGAGCATCATTCAAAGGTAAATCATCTACGGTAGTGCGTGTGTCCATATTATCGTTAAAAGCAACGATTACTTTCTGACCTTTAGAACCAGTCAACTTACCTAAAACCTTGTTTGTAATGATAGACTGCTGCTCTTCAGTAGGCACTCCGTTGTTGAAGTTGACTACTTTAGTTCCTGAGAATCCGTTTTTAACTTCGTTTATCAGGTAATCAGCTATCTCTTCTTCCAATAGTGCGTAAGGTACTGCGCCTTGATAGTCAGGATAAGCATAATACTTCATTCCGACTGCGTAAGGCTTAGAGAATAGAATCTCAATCTTATCTTTAGACGTTCCGTAAGCTGGTATTCTTGTAGGTGGGTATTTCTTTACGTCAGTCCAATCATCCGAGTAGTAGTAGGCTTCGATTTCTCCGTCTTTATTACATTTTTCAGCTCTAAGAAGATTCACCGGCATATGGAATGCCTTTAGGATTCTATCGTGCTTATCGTTGTAGTGTACCTGAATTGCAAACTGACCGAGCATCTTTCTATCAATAGCAATCTTACGCAAACAATCCTTATTGAAAAGAGCCATTGCTTGTGCGTACTCATTCGGCTTACGAGAAGCATCTACCGCAGATATACCACGTCCGTAAACCAAACGTGAAATGTTATTGATAATTGCGTTGTTTGTAGTGGAGTTCGTGTATCTATCCAATAAGAATTGATAGTAATTGTTGTCTTCTCCAAAGTCAACCCACGCATCACGCTTGCTCTCCTGAATGACGGG